CAAATGATTATACTTTTTTGGAGTTTATCCGTAATTTCTTTTGCGTATTTCGGAAATTCAACCAAACAAATTGACACCACATTTGCTGCTGGATTGTTGTCAGCAGTAATGTCAAATATGGGATTACAGGTCAAAAACAATAGTAATGGCAAGAAACGGCCTAATAATGTAACATCAGGTAAAGATCCTTCAACAAAATGAAACAATTTTTTCCATTTTTGTTACTTGCTGTTATGCCAGCTTCTTATGCTGGAGGCATTAGTCATTCAATATCTTCATCTGTGCAACTTGAAGCAGTATCGGCTGGAAGTATTGCCGAAAAAGTTTCTAGTTCATATAGTATCTCAGGAAGCAATGTAACTACGCTCGATTCTGATAGTGCTAGTTCTATCGGTGGCTTTGGAACTACATCAGATGGCGTACCGTCAATTACTTTCCCAGATTCAGTAGCTCAAACAACACAGGGAGATGCGTTCAGTTTCGCAACAAGTTATGTAGAAGGTGACGCTACACCTTCAGCAGCAGCCACAGTTGGTGAGATACCAAACTTCTCAAATATTACGTCAACTGAATCAGCCAGTGTTGGTACAGCAGATATTGGTTTAGATAATCATACAATCACCTTAACTCCTGGAACTGGCACAGGTGTTACGCTTACTGGATCGTTTGTTACCGACCTAACCATTGACTGATGTGGAGGACACTTCCGTTTGTTTTTCTTATATCTAGCCCTGTCTACGCTGTGCCTGTGGTTCCTAACTTCACTCAGGGTAGCTCCACAAGCCGAACAGAAACTACCACAAGTATTACAGAGACTATACGAACATCAAACTTTAATTCTGGGTACACATATTCAGTTACAGGATCAGGTATTGAACATGATGGAACGACTATATCTGCTCCAAATGCAACTGTCACTGAAACTATAAATGGTACGACATATACATGGACAGGTTTAGATTTAGGAGAAAAGCCAAATTGGTCAATAACAAACCCAGGAGATGCTTTTCAATTTACAGAAGTTTATACGCCACCTGGTTTAGAGTCAGTCACAGACGTAACAAGAACTATTCAATCAGAAAGCGTAACAGATACAACTACAATTTTCTCGCAGTAATAGGATTATTTTTTGGGAGTCCAGTGTTTGCTAATACCTCAAATACTGCGGCTCCTTCAGCATCGGCCTCTGGATCGGTAAGTAACTTTGCGACCCAGGTTTTGCAAGGGAATACCATAGAAAATCATTACGGAAATGGTATCAGATGCCAAGGTCCACAAATGTCATTTAGCCCATTTGTTACCACTTCGTTCAATCAAAAGCGGCCACAGGACTACACTTATATGACACCAGTGTACGATCCGAGTGTTGATGAAGATGGTAATTTAATAAATCCAGGTGACATTTTGTATTATCAAGAAAACTATAGCGGTAACAAAGATTCTCTAGGATTAAATGTAGGAGCAGCATTAACTTTTACCTTTCCGTTGGACAATAGATTTCAAGATGCGTGTTTAAAAAGTGCTACGACCCAAGAAAAAATACAGAGTCAGATACTATCTAAAGAACGTTTGAACTACGAGCTTGCACGTTTGAAAAATTGCGGAGAATTAAAAATTAAGGGAATATCATTTGCTACAGATAGTCCTTATTATGATCTATGCAAAGATGTAATCGTTACTGAAAAAATGAATCAAGTATTACCGCACACTCATAAATTACAGTAGACAAGTCACGGGTATTAAACTTATCTACGGATAACTATTCTACCTTATCTTTTTTACTTTTACTCAAACGCTGAAAAACCTTGCGTACTAATGGTTTTACTAAATTAAGAATGATCGGAGCAGAACAGCCGACCAAAGCAAGACTAAAAACCCCAGTAAACTGCTTAAAACTTGGAATGTATTGGGAAATGAACGGTACGTCCTCATATAAAGTGATACATTCAATCCCATTTTGCCCTCTTTCATAGCCAATAACACGTTCCAGCTTTTTATCGTTACGAAAATCTCCAATTTTTTGCTCTTTATTACTAGGACAGGGTGGGATTTCTAACTTTTCATCTTTTTTCTTTTGTGGTATTTGAGGCTGTTGTTGTGGAGGTTGTTCTTGCGGTTGCTTTTGCTGCTCTGCTGGTGCGGTATATGTAAAATTTGCAGGGTTATATTCAAGTGGTTCAAAGCTAGGAATATTAAACGTACCACAAGCTTGATATGTGCCTAGTTCATCTTCGTTTATCAGTCCTGTAAGATTATTTCTATGTGCATCGACACAGCCTGGAATGTCAACAACTGGTTTAGTAATTAAATCTAATATTGGTGGCTGTACTTCCCATGTCCTTATTTTTGGAACGTAAACCTCCCTTATTTCAATTTTTGGTATCTTCGTCATCTATATCTCCAATAGAAATAGACCAACCCTCTTCTCCAAACTTTCCAATTTCTCTTATTTTAGGTTTTTCTTTCTTTTCAAAACTATCATGGTATTTTTTTATTTCACTGTCCAGTTCAAGTTGTAGTTTTTTTACTCTTAGCCAAGACACAATTTTATCAATATAGTATTTTATTAATTTTTTAAAAAATCCGAATATCATTAATCGTAAGCATCTCTCGGTAAATACACCTCTACAAAAGAATTACATTTTGGACAGGAAAGATTAGTCACCATACTGTACTCTCCAGACCTTAATGGATAATCTTCACCATCTAAACCATGATCTCCACCCCAAATCAGTTCATTCTTACAGTGCCAGCAGTTCATTGTTCCCACTTACCTTTTGTTTCCCACTCTATGTATTCTTTATTTCTCTTTTCAATGTAATCCCAAAATTCTTTTGTATCACTACTCATTTCAACCATTGGACCAGTTACTTTTGGCATTTTCTTTTCTATCTGATTAGGTAAAATCTTACTTACACCTTCCATAACCTTTTCCATCATCATTGCTTCAAACTGTGGGCTGCTTACCCATTTGTAGGTTGCGTACCCTGCCCCTATAGTTGTTAAGCTTATCAAGAATGATAAAATAGATAATATTGAAGAAATTTTATTAAGCATATGAGAGATGCGTTTATAAAAGCATTAGTTCCTGTTACTATTATAACTTTCTGTGGTATCTGTGCATTAGCACCGTTATACTTGACTTTAGGGATTATGACCCGTCAGATGACAGAAAAAGCTAACTAATTTCTGTTAAATTAAATTTATACTTTTTACCACTTACACGATTTATAAGAAACAAATCATTAGAACCTTCTTGCAAAGTCCAAGAACCTTTACTTCCATCAACTTCATTACCATTATCATTCAGATTAGACATATTTATATCACCTGTATTTAAAGCAGCAGAATGTAAAGTTGTAAATCGTTTTGAAGATGAACCTAATGCTCTTGTATTATCGGCTTCGGGTTCTACATTACCATGTACTTTTAATAATCCAGCATTAGTAACAGTAAAACGTGTTGCTGAATTAGAAATGTCAAAAAGTAAAAAATTACCATTTGCATTTGTTAATCTATAGTCACTGTCGTTATTGGTATCAAGAAATGCTAAAACAGGATAATCACTATTTATTATAATATCCCCTGTTGATGTAATTTTGCCTGAAACCGTGACACCTATCCCAGTTGTGGACAGTCGCACTACATTATTATGTCGCAACGACACAGCCCCATTTTTAATAGCTTGTAAATAAACTCTATTGCCAGTAGTATCTCCCATTGAAATGGTGTTTTCACCTTTTATTGCAAGACCACCAGTACCATTATCCATGATCACGCTTTTTGATCCGTCATGAAATAACTGTAAATCCTGCGAATCTCCTAACTGTAATTTACTGTTATCTGGCAAATCTAATCCATCGGCTGATGTTTCCGCCTTCTTCACATTATCGTGGTACAGTTCCACACTTCCATCAGGAATTACTTTTATACCTGTCTCACTATCTTTTGCTTCTATTAAAAGATTTCCTGTTTTATTAGTGATTTTTGAGTCCGACCCATCATGAACAATAGTTAAATCATTTCCACCACCAAAATTTACTTTGTCATTATCAGGAATAAATATATTACCAATACCACCTATACCTATGGCATTTGAAAAAGAAGCACCATTATTAGAACTTACTTGTAATTGTAATGTACCACCACCTGAGTTAAGTCTAAAAGTAGTATTATGGTTAGTCTGGTCAAATTCAATCCTTGGTGAGGAACCTTGTATCTGCACTTGACCTGCGATTGCATTTCCTGTAGTAGTTATATTTTGACTACCAAAGTCCGAAGAAATTTTTGTTCCTAGAATACCAGCACTAGCATTTATATCAGCATCAACAATCGCTCCATCTGCTATTTTTGCAGAGGTAACAACATTATCGTTTAATGTCCAGTCAGTTAAGTTTGCTGCAACAGTTAATGCTCCTTTATCTCCAGCAGTAACACCAGCACCAGTAGCACCTTGTATTCCCTGTATACCCTGAATACCTTGTATTCCTTGTATTCCCTGTATTCCTTGTGGACCAGGGGCTTTTACAGTAACAACAGTGGTTACACCCTCAGTTACGCTGACACTATACTTATCCTCAGTAACATTAACAGTGCTCATTGTGCTGTATATCCTTCAGACATAAATATTGTACCCTCTATAAAATATTCTCGATCACCATTTGCTTCGATTTTTAAAATATCGTATTGGTAAGTGTTATCTGTCATATTTGTGGTCTGGGCATCAGTTACTTTCCATGTAAAATTACCACCAGTAGCGTCTGTCACAGTAATAGTTACATCTGCTAATTTTGTTGTTCTATCTTTATTCCATATCTGAGATAAGATAGTTTTTCCTGTTAAATTTTCATTAGCATTATTACTGTCTTTTAAATTTACATTAAAAGAATGATCTGCCCTCCTTTGGAGAACTAAGTTGTAAGTTCCAGGATTTGACATTAATTAAATTAATTAGCTGGTACGAAGCTTCCTTGTGTAGGTGTTTTTTGCTCGCTTATATCAAGAACAAGGCTGTTTTCAATTTCAGTAACTGTATCCGTTCCAAGGACAGCTTTTACATCAGCAATAATATCTGCTGTTTTTAAATCTGTTCTAGTTGTTAATGATTCTGGTTTTGTTAATGCAGAAGAACCATAAGATGAAGCAGTATAATCTCCATCAACTCTAGTTACTGTCCAGTGTGCTGTATGACAAAAGCCATCGCTTACGTCATAATCAACATTAGCTAATCCCCAGGTAGTAGTTGCAGCCATGATAAAAAATAATCTTACTAATAGTTTAACCTTATTCTACGACTTCGCTTGGAGTTTCAACACCCTCTTCTTCTTGTACTAATGCAACTAATTCTGCATATTGAGAATTTTTTACCGTAAATTGTTCGTAAACAATAGCGTTGTCTTTTTCTCTTTGGTTTGCTTCGCCTCTAAGCTTATCAATTTCTGCCTTTTCAGCGTTAAATTTATCAGCAAGAGCTTGTGCTTCGTTTTTACGCTCTTCACATCTGTCAGATAGTTTTGACATAAAATTTTTGTAATTATTTTAAAGTGTAGCTGCTGGAACGTATAACGGCAATACGGCTTACGCCCCCTCTAATGTTGAAACTTTATTTTCTAATATTTCTACTTTACTTATAGTTTCCTGTAATGCTTTTGTTAAATATGCAACTAATCCGTATGTATTTACTGAATATCCACCAGATTGAGTGTTTTCATCATATTCAGTCCCTTTAACTAAGTCTGGAATGATTGTTTTTATTTCTTGAGCAATAAAACCACTATGGCCTTTAGAATCTCCTTCTTCTTTCCAATCAAAATTAACTGGTCTTAATTGTTTTATTTTATTTATTACACCATCTGCTATTGAAATTATATTTTTCTTTAATTTTTCATCAGACGTATCGTGTAAATCACCACTTACTAAACCACCTGAAGCTATGGTTAAGCGAGTAATACCGCCTGTTCTAAATTTATAACCTCTTGCAACACCTGCGTTATTTGCATAAGCCGAGTTAAAATTAGTATCAGTTCCATCTGTACCCATATTAAAAGCTGCTGATCCTGTTCCAGCCATACCAAGAAAGAACCCATTTGTCATATTTCCTGATGTTTTTAAAGTATTACTTCCCGCTTGGTTAACTATTAATTTAGGTCCTGTTGTAGTGTTTGTATTAATTTTAAGACGACCACTTCCATCAAGAAACATTCTTAATGCACTAGCAGTCATAAATGAAAGGCCAGTGCTACCAGCAGTTCCATCTATTTTTGTACCAGTATCACCAAAATATAAATTATTACCACTTCCTAATAAAATATTTCCAGATATATGAAGTTTTTGCGTAGGGTTGCTTACATTTATTCCAAAATTACCATCACTCCTCATTCTCATTTTTTCAGAACTGCCGTAACCAAAAGTCATTGCACCATCACGGAGTCCTAAATAACCCATGTCTGTTACATCAACTTTTCTAAAAAGTCTTAATTCTGATGTGTCATGGCTTGTACCGTCTTGAAAACGAAAATTTCTAAATATATATCTTGTATTGTTTGAAACATCAGGACTATGGAGCAGAAGTAAATCCTGTTGATTTCCGCTGGTTCCTCCTAATTGTGGAGTTACTAGCTCTAATTTTACTCCAGGGCTATCAGTTCCAATTCCAACATTTCCATTAGACAGTATACGCATACGTTCGGCATTTCCTGTTGCGAATTTTATAAATCCACTATTCGCACCATCAGCTACTATTGCAAGATTTCTAGAAGCATATAACAGAGTTTGATGTCCAGTACAACCAGCATAGTTATATGTACTAACTGTAGTTTCTAAAGTAGTAACAGTAGAATTTGTATTATCTTGCAGTCTTATTCCGTTAGAACCTGTAACTGTATAATTTACTGATAAGTCATTAATAGGGCTTGATGTACCAATACCAACTCGGCCCGCTGATGTAATTCTCATTCTTTCATTGCCAAATCCATTTGTTACAATTGCAACTCCATTTCCACTCATTCCAATCAATTCAAGGAGGTCATTATCGTGAGAATATGCTATTTGTGCTTTATCAGCAGAGCTTTCCCTAAATCTAAATCTAGTTGCTCCGCTAGTAGCTGTTGTGTTAATATCAATCGCTGCATCAGTTGAAGAACCTCGATTAACTTCTATCACTCCACCCGATGTAATCCTCATTTTTTCAGTAGCAGAGCCATTTCCACCAGTTGTAAATGCAAGACCATCTGATTCTTGTTTAATTCGGCAATCGTGATCTTCACCTGTAGTAGTAGAAAAATCAATAAAAGCACCACCAGTTCTACGCATTTCAATCGAACCACTTGAATTTATAGTTATAAAAGTGTCAGTAGCTTTAGCTGTAATATTTCCAACAACATCTAATTTTTGGTCAGGACTAGTAGTTCCAATACCGACTCGCCCTATATTAGTTATACGCATACGTTCTGATCCGTTTACCCGAAAGTCAATTTTTGTGTCCTCTGTAAGGAAAATTGAAGTTTTATTAACACTGTCATCACTACCTACTATCGCAACACTTGTTGCATCACTATATAAATATCCAAGTTTATTTCCTGTTCCACTTCGCCAATCAAAAGGTATATAGTTTGTTCCTCCAGGACCTTGAATAGATAAACGACTACCGCTTCCAGTGTGACCTAAAGCTAAATTTCCATTATTATATAATGTCATCGCAGCAGTATTAGATCCATTAGTGTTGAATTGGACACTACCTCCTGTTCCTGCTTTAAGTAATATATTTTGATTTGCAGCAGTATTAACTATTTGTAGAGCACCTGTAGCGTTTTGAATCAGGGAGTTTGTGGCATTATGATATATTTCCATATCTCCGCCTGTACCATATATTGCTTTTGCATTATCAAGTAACTTAAATTGTGAAGCTTGAGTTATTCCAGTTACATTAAGAGCATTACCAATATTTACTGTTCCACTAATATCAAAACCGCCATTATTTTCTTGTATTCTTGCATCTTGATCTTCGCTTGGATCGTTTTTAAAATCAATAAAAGCACCACCGCCATTTCTACTAATTTCAACAGATCCATCTCCTCCAATAATTACTTGATTATTATTTCCTACGTTTGCAGTTATAGCTCCGTTAGTAGTTGTTAATGCTCCAGCAACTGTTACTAATCCACTACTGGCTATTCTTAATCTTTCTGTCGAACCAGCAGCACCATCAGATGTTGTCATAAATATTAAACGACCAGGAACATCATTAGATCCAGGTGTACCATCTACTTCAGCTTTAATTGCAGCCGCAAAACTAGCTGTATCTGTTCCATCTGCTGCTGTAAATCTAAAAGCTCCTAAAACATCATTATCTTGAACAACTGTTGTTCCTCCGAGAGAAGATCCTCTTGTCTTAGACAAAACGAAAAAAGGAGGCTGATTATCATTAGAATTTCTAGTAATACTCATACTAGAAGTAATAAGAGAAGTTCCCTCGATTTGTACTAAAGCATTTATTCCTCCATGAGGTCTTTGAGTAGATGTTCCAATAAGCAATCGACCAGAACTGTTTATTCTTGCTCGTTCAATAGCATTTGTTTCAATAGAAACAGTATCAGCAGCAGGGAATCTAATAGCAGTATTTGTATCGCCAGCATGAATTATTTTATCTGCAATAGTCAAATTACTTGTAGATGTTATAGCTCCAGTAACAGCTAACGTACCAACAACACTTACTCCAGTATCAGCAGTTAATCTTGTTGTTCCTCCAGCAGTCAGGCTAACAGTATTTGTTCCACCAAATATTCCGCTATCACTATCTCCAAAATTTATAGCAGGTGCAGAGTTACTACCAGCAGTCGCTGTTAAAACTCCTGTCATTGTACTTCCAGCTTTTGCTACATAATTATTATTTGATGTTGTACGTTCTGCGACTGTTACTGCATTTAAGCCAGCAGGGGTTACAACTCTATTTGTAGCTGTTCCAGTTGTTGTTTCACTGTTAGTTGCTAATTCAGATATACCTGAAACTGTAGTTGTAGCAGTAGGTGTTGTTAAACTTCCTGGTCCAAATATTTTTACAATCGTATTATCACTGGCTCGCATAAAGCCACCAATACTATTTATATTTGCGTTAAGTGCTATTTCACCGACAGCAGGTAAATCAGATGTACTAGGAGTACTGTCCTGTACAACACTATTCTTTAATTTAATTTGAATCGACATAGTTTACCTAGACTTAACTAAAGGATACATCAATTTAGTAAGTTCCTCCACTTAGTACAGAAACATTTTCAAAAGAACCACTTGCTTGTAGTACTAATATCTGACCTGTTGTGGGGCTGCTTAATGAAACATCGGATAAATCATCTAAGCTGGATACACTACCAGGTCCAGATAAAGTATCAATCCTATCCCAATTATCTGGTCCTACACATAAGCACCAATCACCTGCATCAAAACTGGTATTTGGTACAACTGCTGTTCCATTTCCAGGTGTAACACAAACAAAATACGCACCAGTTAAAGTTGATGTACCTGCTGGAATTGCATTAGTTACAGTAAACCCTGCTGAAGTTCCAAAAGCTGTAAGTGTAACTATTGTGCCGTTACTTGCGTTAAATGTTCCGCAGAATCTAAGGTTTTCTTCTGCTAATCTACCAAAACCAACAGAGAAGAAACTGTTGCCGTTAAATATTCTTAATTGGCCTGTAGATTCCTGTAACCAGAAAATACCAGTGGGTAGGTTAGATATGTCAGGTGATGCTTCTTGAATGAAACCAGTAGATAAGTTTGCTAACTTATCCATAGTTATGGAATCATTAGCTAAGAAATTTGTACCAAATGTACCAGTTGTTATTTTTGATGTTGCAAGGTCAGGAATGTCGGTAGCAGCAAGAGTTGTACCAGCAGTAACAAAACCTTGATTATTAACAGTAACTTTTGTGTGCGTACCTGCTGTGACTCCTGATGTTCCTATGGATAAAACTCCAGAACCAGACAAAGCTAAAGGAGCAGAACCTGATGGAACCGTAATCGCACCAAGGGCAGTTGCAGTGGCTGCTGGTAAATCGGATCCTATAAGAGCAGTTGTTGCTGTTATCAAACCCTGACTATTAAAAGTAATTCCTGAAGTTGTTGTACCCGTAATTGTGTTGTTTATAGATAATGCACCTGCTGCTGTAACAGCTAAACCACCTGTCGATGGTACGCTTACACCTCCAACTGCTGATACTGTGGCTTCTGGTATATCACTTGCAACTAATGCTGCTGTAGACGTTATAAGTCCTTCATTATTATATGTAATACCATTTCTTGCAGATGCTCCACCTGCTACTGCATTATTTATCCCTAAATTACCTGATGCTACATTTAATGACCTATCAATATTAGATGTATTTAATTTGGCTGCTGTTATAGTTCCATCTGTTATTTTTGTACCTGTAATTCCCGATGCTATCTTTGCGTCAGTAACAGCAGTATTTACTATGGCTGCGGTATCAACGGCATTATCAGATAATTCACTAGCTCCTATAGAATTTGGAGCCATTTGAGCACCAGTTATTGTATCGTTCGCAATTTTTTGAGCAATTATAGAACCAGTAGCTAATTTATCTGTGGTTATATTGAGGTTTAAAATTTTAGCAGTGGTAACAGCGTTTGTTGCTATAGCAGCAGTATCTACTGCATTGTCAGCAAGTTCTGAGGCTCCTACAGCATTAGTAGCTATGTTATCAGCAGTGATTGTGTCAAGGCCAATCTTTGCACCTGTTACAGCATTATTAGCAATAGCAGCAGTATCTACAGCATTATCTGCCAACTCATTTGCCGTAACAGCATCATTAGCAATTTGAGTTGCAGTTACAGAGGCAGCAGTTAGTTTTACTCCAGGAATATCCCCATCACTAAAATTAGTTTTAACAAAAGTAACAGCACTATCAGCTATCTTTCCAGTTGTCACTGCTAAGTTTGCTATCTTATCTGTTGTTACGTTTAAATTTAATATTGCTGCTGTATCTACAGCATTATTTGCAAGCTCACTTGCGGTAATAGCATTTGCTGCAATCTGTGTAGCTGTAATCGTATCATTTACTAACTTTGCCCCAGTTATTGTCGCATCTGTAATTTTTACATTAGTAACAGCATTATCGGCTAAAGATGCAGTAACAATTTGACCTGCTGTTAATGGATAGCTCAGTGCTGTAGCTGGTATTGATGCTGCATCAACTAAACCAAAAGCACCTTGTACTAAATTTTTTGCAGTTATTTTCTTTGTTTCTGTGGCACTGACATCAGCAACCGCAATCGGATCTGTTGCTTGTAGCTGGGCTATACCTAATTCTGGTAATTGTGTAATCTGTAGATCAGCCATGTCAAGTCACTTTTAAGTACATCATAAATCTTATTTTAAGGATCTTCAAGTAAAATACCATCTCCGTCCTCTTGCAATATTTTATCACTATTTTCTAATAACAAGAATGATGGTGGAACTCCATTATGTAATCTTATCTCACCATTCGTTATAAACTCTATCCGTGCTTCCACTACGCCACTTGCAGGTACGTTGATAGCAACATTAGTAACAATGCACATTGATTGATACCAAACGCTATTTGTTGTTTGACTTGGATCGTGATAAACATAAAATCTACCTTCAAAATCTGCTCCCTGTTGCATACGCACCAATAATTGACTTAGGTAAACAGGAAATTCTGGACTTGCAAATCCAGGTGTATCATTCTGAAAATTTCTATGTTGCCATATTGTTTGTATTGTTCCTTGTCCTGATATAAGACCATTTTCATATTGTTTTCTAAATTCTGATCCTAAATTTGTAATATCAACAGTATCTCTTGATGTTGTAATTTCAAATTCAGTAACTTTTGCAATAGGTCTAAACCTAGAGTTTCTGGTGCGTATTATTATACTTTTTGTAGAAGATGGTGCAGTTAATGTAAGTGCATCTGCAACTTCACCAGCTAAAGAAGAGGCAAAAGTATCGTATAACTTGATGCCACCCATATCATCAATATGAATATATTTACGAAGATCGGGAAAACTATGAGCAGATAATAATTCTAAATTACTTCCGTCTTGAGTTTCTATTTCAACTTGATCGCCTGTAATTAATGAACCATTAATATTTTCAACAGAAAATCTTTTTTTAGTAGTATTAACATCAGCAGGATTTAAAGATGTAGATATTTCAGAATTTAAGGCATCACGTTTTAATTCAATAAACCCTGTCGATCCAAAGTATATAGACATTAAAAGCTTGAGAGTGTAGCTATTCCATCGCCTTCAAAAGATATATCTGCTGCCATAACTTCACCTACAGAATTTGTCATAGAAAAAGATGTAATCACTGCCACTATGTCTATTTTATGAAAATGGTCTACCTCTAATCTCATTCTTACTTTTGTTCTTTCTTGGCTCATAGGCTGATTGCCAACTGTAGGTAAAATAGTGTCTATTATTTTTGAAGATAAAACGCCAGAGTTCTGAGAAGCAGCAGCACTATCTGCATAATAATAAATACTTGCTGATCCAGTTAAACTTGTTAATCCAGGTATGATCGTTCTGTCATGATCACCTAATGATACAGTTTCAAGTACCGCAGTGTTAACTGTAAAAGACCACGATCTAACTTTTGCTACTTGATCTGACGCATTATCAATAGCAGCACTTTCATCATCAACAAATAACTTGCCATCTTGACCTGAATAAAACTTAGACATTGTTTTACTTTGATTTTAAATACATTCTAATCCCCATCGAGGCAAGCGACAAATTTACATTGTACATTTGATATTCCATTTTTCACACTTGTTATAGTGGGAGGACCATCAAAACGATACCTTAGTCTTACACCACTTGGGTCTTTTTCAGACATACTGTTATATAACGGTGAATTTTGAATACCAGCAAAAGCGTCTGTAAATGTAAAATAGGCATAATCGTAATCAGCATTTATTTCGTAATAAAATTCTAAAAGTTCATTTGCCTGTGTATCAGTAATATTTGTAAAACCTAAAGTTAATTTTGAATTTACTCTTTTATTACCATATCTCAAAATAGTCTTTGCACCATTTTGTGCTATAAATTCAGTTTGTGGGTACTCTCCTGGTGTATAACTTCTTGATGAAGGTTGTATATTTGGAAAGTTACGAGATGTTGCCATTTACTTTATTCGAGGAAAATCAGTAAATATATTTGGATCATAATCTAAAATAGATAATTTTCCATTTTTGTTTAGAGGTTGATGAGTTGCTGTTAATTGTACAAAACCTTCATCTGTATATGTAATAGATTCTATCTTATATATACGATCAGAAGTATTTGTTTGTTGAACAGTAAAAACAGAACTCCTAAATTTACTTGACGCTATACCATTATTAGCAGTTAAAGTGGCCTCTCTTGGATCGCCAAAATCACTGCCATTTTCATTAAAAGCTCTCCAGTAAAAAATATTAGCTCCTATAGGATTTGAATTACCCTGAGACTGTATAACTCCATCAGCAGATATATAACCATTTTCAAACCTATCATTATGTGTAATTTCAGAGAAGAATCTAATATGATCACCAGGTTCTAAAGACATTGCAGATTCAGGAGTTGTTTCAAAACTTATTCCATGATCTACAAATTTTCTAATAAGTAAAGCATATTCTGCAAATGTTCTTGCATGAACTTCAGATGTGCAAAAGTTTGACATATCAAAAACTTCTCTTGGATCATTTTCACTACCACCCAAATCATCGCCAAGTCTTAAATCTAAAACTTCTGTTTTAGCAAATCCATTTTCTACTTCTTCACGATATAAAACCCTAGCTTGAAATAACTGTCTTTCTTCAGGCGATAAAAAACTTACTTTAAGATTTCTTGTATTACCATCTGTAAATAATGCTTTTACTAAGTTCTTTCCTAATACGTCACGATCAATTTCATTGTTTGAATTGACAGGAACTGTTGGTGTTAAAGAAAATTGCCCTCCTTTTATGGTGAAATCTAGTAAAGAAAAAAGTGCATTTTGGTATATAAATTCTCTGATATTTTGTTGTTGCGTAATAATTCCGTCCCAATAAAACTTGTTTGCCTCGCAAAACTGTGAAGCTTTTTTCATATCGTTTTTATTTATTTGGGTCGCTCCAATTAAATTACCTGCACCATTTATAGAATCAGTTAATAAATGATAGGCAATATCAGGAAATAAATTTGATGATTCTGTACTACCAGTTATTAGATTTTCTACTTTAATACCATTTTTTACATAAACAGATAGCTGAGAAAAAGTATTAAATTCTTTACTGCTATTCATTTTTAAACCAACATTAGATAATTGGCTGTAAGGTAAAAAATCTTCGTCTGCATTATTTGCTCTTACTAATTCATTCACATAAGTGATTTGATGTTCTGGTTGATCTAAATGAGAAGGTCTTTCTGCATCAAATTTTATATAATCAGCGATTGCATCAAAAGGATTTAAGTTTTGACCTTGAGGCCAAGGTTCTGTTACAAAAACTCCAAAGTTTACACTACAAAAAACATCTTCATTACCAAAAGAGTCAAAAGGTATAGTAACTTTATCTCCTTCTTTATATCCACTGCCTTGATCTATAATTTCCCATTTTTTAGCACCATTATCATACAATTCGACTCTTAATTTTAAATTATTTCCAGACCCACCTGAAGGATTAACTTCTTTTGGATAGCCTGAAACTAATCCTGTATTAACAGTCTGTAATCTTGATTTTACTATTTCATATTTATTGTCAAAATCGTCATCGTCATCAATAACACCTGCTCCAGGGTGATAACGTATTCCATCTTTTACAACATTATAACTGGTATCATTTTCAGCAAAAGGTCCAAAAGGTCTTTTTGAATCGGTATATCTACCTTTTGATCTATTATCAACATAAAAAGTTAAGGCAGTTCTTCGTCTAGGATAACCAGTAGCAACTCTTTGTTGATGTTGATGTACATAAGTTCTATTCCTAGAGTCTGTATTTAGAGATCTTTCAAACTCAACATATTCTTCTTTAGTTCTTGGTGTTCCAATGGTAAAACGATCAAAAGATAATACTTTGCCTTGATTAGCGTTTTCTGCTTGTGGTATTTCTCCTAAAAACCATTCAGGATTACTGGCTCTAGATGCTGTTAAAACATAACCTGATTCCCCATTAAAATAAATGTTAAAGTCACCTGATTGTACATGAGCTAATTTTGTACCAGTTAAAAGATTAATTTGTTCACCTACATAATCTGTTTTTATTTTGTTTCCTGGAAAAGGTTCTAGTTTAAATTCTCTTAATTCATCACTACTATGATTAATTCTTATAAAATTATATTGAGGTTGAGGTGTTCTACCTAAAACAGCAAATGGTTTATTACCAATTTCAGTCCAATTATCTTCACCTACAGTTCTTGTATATAACTTAAAAAAACTATATCGTTTTACATATTTAGACATTTGACCTAAAGATATATTTCCATTTTTCTTTTCATAATCATGTACGACTCCATCAATACCTGCATTATCAGGTTCGCCATAATACTGCCAATATCCAGGGTGGCTATTTACATTTGTAAATCCTGTAATTTGTTTATTTACAACAGATTTAATACCAATTTCTGTCGTATGACATTTATAACTATTAGTAATTACTCCGATAGCACACTTTTGAATTAACAAAGTTTCAAAAGGATTATGAGCATCAATAACACGTTTGACTTGTACTTCTCCTGGTTCAATAATTTTAAAAGTAAATTGTTTTATTTTGTTTTCCTGCCAAATACCGTCATCATGTGCTATTAAGATTCCTTTTGCAGTTCCTATAAGATATTGTTCTCCTATTGCTAACGTATCGTCTGTATTTTCTCTATCTGCATTAACAGAAGATGCTACATCTTCAGCACTCCAATCACTAAAATCATACTCTTCATTAGGATCGTGATCTGATATTTGATAAGTTATAAGATCATCTTTAGAAACATTTTTATTACCAAGAGCTATATGGCCGTTAACTCCAACTATAGCTTGATACCTAGGAAAGTTTGTTTGAACTTTTCGTCTTTTTATTATTGTTTTATTCTTAACATCTCCATCTAAATTATCTTGTATAAGCACTAATTCATAAGGAAGCATAAACCTCATACTGTTTGGTACGGGATTGTAATTACCAAAAATATTTTGTGTAGTAGGAGTTCTAGCTGCACAAAAAGTATTATCAACAAAACCAGCAGTATAATCACTATCAATTAAAGGTAATGCAACATCATCTGTAGAAGTTTTGCCATTTCTATCTTTTTCTCGTTCTAAATTTCCTTGAGGATATTTATGTAATTTATTTTTAAACTTTCCATCGCCACTGCCGTTATACCAAAAAAGTCTAAATTTACCCTCTGAATAATTTTTTAGTAACATATCTCCTATTGCGTATCCATTAAAATCAGGCTTTTGACCAAGTTCTCCTGAGGATAAATTAAATATTGCTTTTATTTGTTGTCCTTTGCCAAGACTTCTCATCTGTGACCAAAGAAGTTGTGTGTTTACACGAATACCGCCAAAATCAATCCCATCTATTTTTCTGTATTTAGCAAAAACTAAAGGTATTACAGCACCTAACTCTGCAAGCTCTTGTGCTGTATCAAAACCTGTTTGTGGTGCAAATCTTCTTACTCCCTGTTGTCCTGCCGTAGTAAGACTAGGAGGAGTTTTGGGAGGTTTAGGTTTAGGCGTTAGAAAATAAGATACAAGGGTAAGAACTAAACCAATAACTAATTGAGTTGCAACTTGACTAGCACCTATCGCAGAAACTATTGCAGAAACAAATCCATTAATAACATAAGGAATATTGTCATACTCCTTTGGTCTTTTACCATTTTGACTTAGAGTATATTCTAAAAATTTAAAGTATTCTTCTTTACTAAGACCTAACTGCTCACAAAGTTCTTGCTCGAAGGGTAGTAATATTTTTCTATGTCCAATTTGTCTAATGGGCTCCATCGAACCATCGACTTTCCGCAATTCAGCCACCCATCTCTCCAATAAACTGCAAGTCCATATCCAAGATTAGATTTACATAATGCTACTGTACCTATTTTAAACTCTTTTGTCTCGTTTCCCCACTTTTCTAGTTCTTCTTTAAATATTCCAAAATCTTTTTTTCTTACTCTTTTATACCAATCTCTTGTAGGTTCTGGAGATGTGATGCCGTAATATTTTAAAACTGTTCTTGCAAGTGAAAGACAATCTGCTGCATGATGCTTTACAGGATCAGCACCTAATCTATAACGTAAACCAATAAGTTGATGTGGTTTCATATTGTTTGTATATTTGCAGTACGAGGTAAAAAGCCTACAAGGTCTGTTGTAAATACTCTATTAGGAGCAGTAGTACCAACAGCATCTATTGCACTGCTTAGTAAGACTTCGATTGTCTGCTGATCGTAACCAAAAGAAGCCACAAGCCAATTTTCTACCGTTAATATTTCATCTACTGTAAAATCACTGTTCATCTTACATACTTCTACTTTTATATTATGTCTTTCTGCTATTGCATCTCTTATATGATTCATTGAAACAGCATTATTAGCTAAAACTAATTGTGCTTCTAAATTGTCTCCTGATTTAGTTTTTGCTGCACCTTGATATATAAAAGGTAAAAATGTATGTTTATTACCGTTATGTAAAATTGAGTTTGATGCTGCCGTTAAAGTATTCATATCTCCTCTTACACTATTTTGAAAGAAACGATTAAAATTAGGATCTTTTACTTTTGTTAGATGTAAAAAAGTTGTTAAATAGGTAATGCTCATAATCCTAATGTGGCACGTTGGCTACGAGAGTTTTTTAAAGTAGCAAATGCTTTTGCTTGTCCAGCTTCCCCACCACGTTTTGCAGCAGTATTAATTATGTCAGGCACAGCAGATTTTGGAACGTAATCATCTCCATTAAAATTAAGAACAGGACCAGTGTATTGAACTACAGTATTACCAGATCCACCTGCAACTGTACCTGATTCATGGCTACCACCTGGAATAACAGCACCACCTCTAGCACCTGCTGAATACCTAGCCATCGCACCAGACATCTTAGATGCAGGTATGACGTATTCTGGTTCACCACCTTCTCCAATCATTCCAAGAGTAGGAGAATTTACAACACCACCATACTGAAAAGCTTTAAATCCCCCTGATCTGTTAAATGCACCTTGGGCTGCTAGTACTCCAGGTGTTTGAATGTCATTAAAATTTCCACCACCGCCACCAAACATATTTCCAAATATGCTCATAAATGCTTTGTTTAAGAACATACTTGCAAGTTGTTTTGCTACATCTGCTAATGCTTGACCTAATGTTCTAGTACCATCTATTAACCCCATAACTGCATTTGTCATACCTCCAGCTAATATCCCCTGTATTTGTTGCTGCATAGCTTTTTCTTCAGCTAACAATTGTAATTTTTTTCTTTGTTCAGCATTTCCTTCAACTAAACTTCTTACTTCTCCTTCTCTTTCATCTCCTACTATTGCAACAATATCTCTAATTTGTTTTTCTATTTCTGCTTTTTCAACACCTAAAGTTAAACTTTCTTCTAAAAACTGTGATTCCCCTTCAAGTTTTTCCATAGTATTAGTAATTATTTCATCTCTTCTTTTATCTTCTGCTGTTTGAGCAGCAGCTACCTGTGCATTTAATATAGATAATTTATTTTTTTTGTCTTGTTCTATTGTCGCTTGTTTTTGAACATCACCATCGGCTTTAGCTAATTCTAATTTTGCAGTTTGTGCAATTAATTGTTTTTCAAGAGTGACTCTTTCCTCATCTAATAATGTGCCTCCTGTTTTAATTAATTCAATTCTTGTTTTAAGTATTTGATTGTCTACATTTTTAAAGAAACTAGCAGCAAATCCTTTACCTTGTTTTGGTTTAGACAAACCTTGAACTGCTGCTTCTTGAGAAATATCACCTGATATATCTTGTCTTTCTGCGTTTCTTAATTGCTTTCTTGCATTTCTTAATAAAGATGTAGTTGATCTGCCTCCTCCAAGAGTTCCACTAAGAGCCTCTATTTCTCTGTCAGATAAATTTGTCAATCCTTGAACTTTTTGTAGTTCTTTAGCTATTTTTAATCTTTTTTCATCAACACTTAATCCTTTTAAATCATTTTTTAACTGTAAAACTTTATCATTTCCTAAAGTATTTGCTAACTTTGCTAATGCCTGATTGGTAGATAATTCATCTTCGCCTACAGAGGCAATAGTTGAAATAAGACTACTTGCATCTTTTCCTAAAGCTGTTGCTACTCTCTTTGAACCTTCTGGACCAAATCTTTTCAAAGAATCTAAAAGTTGTAAAGCCTCATCTTTCGTTCCACCTATAGACTTTTTAAGTTCTCCTATATCTCTAGCAGTAATTCGACTACTACCACCTACTGCAATTAATTGATTATTTAAAGTGGTTAATGCCTTATTAAATTTGTTTGATTCAGCAACTGCCTGACCTATTGCAGTACCAACAATAGACAAAGCAAAACCAAACCCACCACCTATCATTCCACCAGCTAATCCACCAAGACCACCACCAATAGCAGCAGCAGGTCCTTGTCCAAATAACAAAGGAAAACCACCACCAATAAGAGCATTACTTGCAGCACCTTTAAATTTTTTATTTCCCATAACACTCATCAACTTCTGCATTTTTTGTGACTGCATAAATTGTTGAGTTAGAAGCGTTAATCTTTTGGCTTCTAAATTTACAGTTGCTTGTAAACCATTTCTAACAAAAATACCTTCTTTTGCTTGCCGTTTTATATTCTCTACAGACTTCTGTTCAAAACGTGATTTTGTAGATAATTTATCATTTAGAGAATCATAGTAATTCATTTCAGAAGTACTAAACTGATTCAAACCTCTTTCTTGGAAAGCTGGTAATAATAATTTTGAATCTAAAGGTTCTGCTCCTAAGAC